TATCGTAGATGTGATCGAAGGTAGAGAACCTGGGTGGTTACACCCCAGTATGAAGTTTGAGCCAGGGCTTGCATCAAACCGCGTCCTGATAAATATTCCGCCAAACCACGCCAAGTCTATTACGATCACGGTGGACTACGTGACTTGGCAGGTATGTAGGAATCCTAACTTTAGAGTTCTTATCGTATCCCAGACCCAGCAACTAGCTGCCGACTTTCTCTACGCCATCAAGCAACGTCTGACTCATCCTATGTATCAAGACCTTCAGACCGCCTATGCTGCTGGTGTAGGGTTTAACTCTAAGTCTGCTTCGTGGCAGGCAACCCGCGTCACCTTCGGTGATGAACTTCGTGAGTCTAGCGAAAAAGACCCGAACATCGAAGCCGTCGGTATCGGCGGTCAGATCTACGGTAAGCGTGCCGATATGATTATTGTAGACGACGCTGTGACCTTAAAGAACGCTAACGAGTTTGAGAAGCAGATTCGCTGGTTGACCCAGGACGTGCGATCCCGTTTGAACCCTACGGGTAAACTTATTATTATCGGAACACGAGTGGCCTCGGTTGATCTATACCGCGAGCTACGCTCTGAGGATCGCTACCCTGGCGGTCAAGTTCCTTGGAAGTATCTAGCGATGCCGGCCCTTCTTACCGCCGATGAAGACCCCGACAAGTGGGAAACCTTGTGGCCTTTCTCTGACGCTCCATTCGATGGACAGTTAGAATCTGATAAGAACGAAGAAGGTCTATACCCACGCTGGTCTGGTCGTAACTTATATAACGAACGCCAAGCGATGGATGCAAGCACCTGGGCTTTGGTATATCAACAGCAGGACGTTTCTGAAAACGCTGCCTTTGATCCTGTATGTGTTAAGGGATCTATTGACGGTATGCGTAAGGCAGGTAACCTAGTTGCCGGTCACCCAGGACATCCTAGAGACTTAAACGGCTTTACTTATATTTGCGGTCTTGACCCAGCGATGATTGGCGATACCGCAGCTATCTGCTATGCCATTGACCGATCAACGAGCAAGAGGTACATAGTAGATGCTATCAAGATTAGCCGTCCGTCTCCAGCCGATATCCGTAATCTTATTTTTGATTGGACATCCCTCTACGCCCCCTCAGAGTGGATCGTCGAGAAAAACGCCTTCCAATCCTTCCTAACACAAGACGAAGGTATCCGTATGCACTTAGCCTCACGCGGAGTGCAGTTCAAGGAACACCATACAGGTTCTAACAAGTGGGATGCCGGCTTCGGTGTTGCATCTATGTCTACCCTCTTTGGTACTAAGCAGTTTGATGGTAAGCACCATCGAGATAACTTGATACACCTACCAAGCGATCAGACAGAGAATGTCAAGGCTTTGATTGAGCAGTTAATTACCTGGACTCCAACGACTAAGGGTAAGACCGATATGGTGATGGCCTTGTGGTTCTGTGAGATCCGAGCACGTGAGATGCTCAACTATGGCAAGTATGCCACTCACCATATGAAAAACCCATTCCTATCTCGCCAAGAGCTAGGCAAGCGAACAGTAATCAATCTTGAAGAAGCCTTCGCTGAACAAAATAAAATGAGAGTAATTTAGGAGATAACATTGTTATCAGTCAAAGAAGTTGACGCGAAACTATCGCGGCTACGTACGCGCTCTGCAGCGCGAGATCAACGTATGCGCGATGTCCTTTCCGTGCGTCAGGGAGATATCTCAAAGGTATTCCCTTCAATGTTTTCAGAGGATTACCCAAAGCCTCTCGTTGCCAACTTCATTGACGTAGCAGCACGTGACCTAGCAGAGGCAATGGCACCACTGCCATCCTTTAACTGCTCAGCAACTAATATGGTTTCCGATACAGCACGTAAGGCTGCAGATACTCGCACCCGTATTGCTAACTTCTATGTAACCAACTCTGACTTACAACTCCAGATGTATACCGCAGCAGACTGGTATAACACCTACGGTCTTGGTGTAGGTATGGTTGAGATGGATTATGATGATAACAATCCTCGTATCCGTATGCTCAACCCATTTGGTACCTACCCAGAACTAGACCGCTATGGTCGAGTTCTATCTATCACGCAGGTTATTGTTACAGATGCAGAGACACTAGCATCACAATACCCAGAGTTTTACGATCAGATCCTAGGTCGCAATCAGTATCAACTATCTTCGCCTTATATCTCAATGGTCAAGTACCACGATAAAGATCAGGACCTGCTCTACCTACCAGAGCGTAAGAACCTAGTTCTATCTAGTACACCTAACGTACTAGGCAAGGCAATGGCATCTGTCATTATGCGTGCCTCTCTTGACGGAGAAGCTCGTGGTCAGTTTGATGATGTACTCTCAGTCCAACTTGCTCGTGCTCGCTTTGCTATCTTGCAGATCCAAGCAGCAGAGAAGTCTATCCAAGCACCTATTGCTATCCCACAAGATGTGCAAGAGTTGGCTCTTGGTCCTGACGCAATTATGCGTTCTGCTAATCCGCAAGGCATCCGTCGTGTACCACTAGAACTACCACCTGGAGTCTTCACCGAGTCCGGTGTCCTAGAGCGTGAACTACGTATGGGTGCTCGTTACCCAGAGTCTCGTTCAGGTAACATTGACGCATCTGTTGTTACAGGTCGTGGCGTACAGGCTCTACAGGCAGGCTTTGATACACAGATCAAGGCAGCACAAGCACAGTTTGCTCGTATGTTCCAAGAACTTAGCGCTATCTGCTTTGAAGCAGACGAGAAAATCTTTGGTGGTATTCCTAAGACAATTAAGGGTTCAGACGATGGAACACCTTATGTACTCAAGTACATCCCATCACGTGATATCAAGGGTGAGTATGGCGTAGATGTCCGTTACGGCATTATGTCTGGTATGGATCCTAACCGTGCCATCATTGCTTTGCTACAAATGCGTTCAGACAAACTCGTCTCACGCGACTATGTACGTCGTGAGATCCCTATGGATCTTAACGTTACACAGGAGGAACAACGTGTTGATATTGAAGAAATGCGTGATTCTCTGCGCGTTGCTGTTGCTCAATACGCTCAGGCGATACCAGCACTCGCGGCGCAAGGCCAAGACCCTTCACAGATTATCGGGCGTATCGCATCTGTTATCCAAGGTCGCCAAAAGGGACAAGCCCTAGAGAACGTAATTGAAAAAGCATTTGCACCAGAACCCGCACCAACCCCAGAGATGCCACCTATGGCACCAGGTATGGAGCAACAGATTCCAGCAGCAGGTGCGGCCCCCGCTACTGCCTCGCAGCAACCTCCACAAGAACAAGCTGGTTCGGCCCCTGCTGCTGGTCAACGTCCAGATATCGCACAACTACTCGCTGGTATCACCGGCGCAGCATAAGTGAGGGAGGTGTAAATATGAATCAAGGATCACGCGCAGCAGCGCCAATGTCAAAGCCAGTTGAAGGCAAGAAGGATACCTCTAAGCCAAAAGGCGGCAAGGTAATTCCATCAATGATGCCAGCAGGCCGTAAAGGAACATCAGTAAAAAAGGGTTAATTATTTTGACGGAAGGTGTATGGGACGATGGACAATAATAAAATACGTCGTCCTATACGCCCTTCTGATTTTGTAGTAATACTTGCAGAGACTGCGTTTAACTTATCGCAGGTAGCAGTAGGATTTTTTGAATCATTATACGAATTAAGTATTTACCATTCTAACCATAAGACTGAAACCAATCAGGCTTGGGAACAGATGACGCAAGACTTAGAGACTTTAGAGGAGGACCGATGACAACAGCACCAATGAATCCATTGGCTGGCCCAGCAGGTCCAGGAAAATATTCCACACGTACTGACAATCTGCAAATGGGTTCGATTGCATACGGTGAAGGCGTTGAGACAGAAGCTATTCAGTCTGGTGCTCCGCTTGCAAAGACTGGCGACGTAAAAGGTATGCCAGCTTCTGAGGTACGCTCTGCAGCACAAGGACCTATAACAGAATTATATGCACCAACACAGCGTCCAGAGGAACCAATTACCGCAGGTATTGATATGGGTCCAGGCCCTGGATCTAGCGCACTTATGTTTAATAAGACTACAGAAAAACTTTCAGATACTCTAGCAAAGCTATTGCCATTTGATACAACTGGTGAAATCACTATTCTTTACGAACAAGCCGCATCAAGAGGACTTTAATGTCCAGCATTAATATAAAGGCAGCAGCTACACAGGCTCAACTTAATGCTAACGAAAAGAAACAAATTGATTCTTTATCAAAACTCGTAGATACCCACAAGTCTTTACTTGACCTGCCTGCTAAACAGGCTGTCCAAAAGTTTTCACAGTTGCCTCAAGAACAAAAAGATGCACTTGTAACATTTAACGGAACTGATCCTGAAAAAAAGCGTGGTTTCTGGGGTAGTGCTTGGCATTACACAGGTGGTGCTGCGTTAGAAGGATTACAAGAAGCCTCTGACTTTATGACACGTCTTTATCGTTTTAGTCGCCTTGACGTTGAACAACTTGAAAAAGAAAAAGGCGATCTCGGAGGTATATCAGGTCTTAAGACTGCTTGGGAAGCAACTGGCGATAATGGCGAGAATCTATTTGACACTAGAAGAATAGAAAAGGCTAAGGCTAAGTTTACTCCAGATCGCATTAGCGTTGCCATTAAAGCATCAAACGGTATTCCGCTAGATGAGATCATTGCTACTGGAACAGAAGCAGAAAAGCAGATTGCATCAAAAGCATCTAAAAAACAAGACCCATTATTCCAAGATGCTTATGATGCAGTAGTAGCAGCAAAGTTTTCTCCAGGTCGTGACGTAGCAAATGCTCTACTTCCTGAATCATTAGAAGGTACAGGATTCCTTTACAAAGGAATTTCAGGTACGGTAGACGCTCTCTACCGATTCCGTACTGACCCATTGCTTATTTTGGGTAAGGCTAAACAAGCATATGATGCTGCAAACTATAGCCTAATGAAAATTGTTGGCAATAATCAAAAAGTTGACCAAGTATTTACTAACCCTAATGTTGTTAACTTCTTTAATACATACGGCAAAGAACTTGATACTCTTAAAACAGCACGTGCCTCCAAAGACATCAAGGCTGCAACAGATGCAGCAACCCGCCTTAAGCGTATTGCTCCTGAGTTTGGTCCAGCAGCTATTGATGAGTTTATTAGAGCTGGTATTAAAGATGCTCCTACCGCTAAAAACTATTTAGCAAATAATGTTGATGTAAAGAAGATTCTTGCAGGTCAACCTGCTCGACAGACTCCATTGATTCCACGCCTTGATGCTGCTCGTAAAGCACGCATTGCTTTCTACACTGGCGCAAGTAAAGTTATTGACATTGACAAGTCAGGCCGCAAAATTGTGGCTGCTTTGTATGGAACAGAACCACAATATGCAGATATTGCTACTGGTTTGAATGAGGCTACCACATTAAGAGAAACAGCATTTCAAGCAGGGCTAAGACCTCAAGATATACCAAATAGGATTGCTGAACTAGAAGGATTTATCTCTAAATTCAAGGGGCCAACAGGTGTTATCCGTATGCCACTTGATGTTATTCAGGGACGCATAGATCGCTTTTCTGCTAAGTTTACAACTATCCCATATTTTAAGGATGGCTTCTTTGATGTAATGTCAGATAACGCATCTGACCAAGTATATCGAGTAGCACGTTTAGCCAACTCTCGTTACCACAGCAAGATGATTGCTGAAGCATTTGCAGCAGGATCAGAAGGCCAGCGCAAGCAGATATTTGTAGGTCTTTGGAACACAGTTGCAGAAATTCGTGGTGTATCAAAAGCATCTGCTGGTAAAACATATATGGATGAGTTTGCCGGTAAAGGTCTTGAGAAGAAGTATGCAGCAGATATTGTTGTAGATGGAGTAAATAAGGGAAACCCTGCACAGTTTGGCGATCAGCAACTAGCGCTATTTCCATACCAACTATCTTCAGCTATTGCTGTACCAAAGATTATTGACTTAGATAGACTGGCAGTTCGTTCTGGAATTATTAATAAGATGCTCGGCCTATCACATCAGAAGTGGGCTGACACACTTTTAGGCGGATGGGTTCTTGGAACTCTTGCAGGTCCACGTTTTGTTATTCGTAACGCAACCGAAGATTTAATGGCCCACCTTGCTATTGGTGATTCTCCTTGGGGTCTTGCTCAAGGACGCACGCTTTCTACACGTATTCGTTTATCAAAGGGCTTAACTGCTGAAGATAAGATCTCACAAGTTGTCAAGAAGACCGCTAAACTTGATGTAGAATCTGGCGAACTAGGTGTTATTAATAAGTTAGTTCGTCGCAAAGATCTTAAAAAGTATGCTTCTCTTGTTCGCCAAGCACAGACTCCAGAAGATGTTCGTAAAGTTATGGCTGATGCGATACTCAATGATGGTGTCGGTAAATTTATGGACAAAAAAGGTGCTGAATATATTGCTGAAATTGCTCAGTATGGTTACCTTGACGATACTTTGCGCTCTATCGCAGAAGGCAGCAAGAACGCTCTATCAGGAGCAGACCAGTATATTCAAGCAACTAATGATGTTGCTAAATACGGTAAGATGGCAGCTATTGAGATTGATGGAATTGCATACCGTCAGGCTCTAGGTGAGTCAGGCTTTACAGAATTTAACCCTGTAGCAAACCAGCAGAACCGTATCTCTTGGCTTGTCCAGTTAGGTGTTACATCTACTGATGACTTAGCACAGATTGCTGTTAAGTATCTTGACGATGAGGTTAAAGCGCTCTCTGAAATGCGTACTTACCTAGCAAACTTGACAGAAGCAGAGCGTCTGAGATTTCAGTTATACGATCCATCTGTTGGTGGCAATACTGTAGTCCACGCTAAGAAAGCATACGATGCAGTTCGTAATCTTTACTCAAAGCGTAATGGAGATATCAACGAAGATCTGCTTGCCAAAGTTCGCACCCTTGGCGCTGATGGAGAGTATGTAGTTTCTACAAAGAACCTCAGTCTTGAAGACTTGCCAGATAAAATGAACACAAACCTCACGCCAGAATTTATTTCAGGTCCAACCCTTGTTCCGGTTGCTGAAGCAGATAATTTTGTAGCAAGTCTATCGCAACGTGCTTGGGATGGAATGGGAGAGGCTAATGCTCGCTTCTCACGTGAACCAATCGTTATCAACGAAATGATCCGTATCCGCAAAGAGATGGCAGAATCTGGTCTTGAGAAGCGAATAATGGATTTTCATACCAAAGGTCTTGACGGAGATAACCTTAAAGCAGCTACTGTAAACGCAAAAAAAGAAATTGTTTCTATTACAGAAGAGTTAGCAAAGAACCGAGTGCTTGCTTTTGTAGATAACCCAGCAGTGCGTAGCCAGTTGGCTATGGCAAGCCGTAACTTTGCTCGATTCTATCGTGCCACTGAAGATTTCTATCGTCGTGTTTACAGAACTGTACGTTACAATCCAGAGTCAATTCAACGATTAGCACTTACCTACGAAGGTGTGACACATTCTGGCTTCGTACAGCAGGATGACAACGGAGATTCCTACTTCTTCTACCCAGGATTAACTCCTGTGTACAAGGTTATGAGTGATGTAGCACAATTCTTTGGTTCTCCAGAGTCTTTCAAAACACCAATGCCTGTTGAATTTAGTGGTAAGATAAATATGCTTACCCCTTCTATGAACCCAGACTCATTATTCCCTACATTTGCTGGTCCTTTAGCAGCAGTTCCAATGAAGTTTATCTTCAATGCAGTACCAGCACTAGATAAGTTTGAAAAAAGAATCCTCGGCGTATATGCAGAAGATCAACCAATGATTAATGCTATATTCCCTGCACACCTAAGTAGATTCATTGCTACACTTGATCGTAATGAGCGTCAGTCTCAGTATGCTTCAGCCTTCCGTAAGGCAGCAACATACTTACAGGCTACAGGTCACGGTATTGAGCCAAAGTACAACCCAGCAACTGGTGAATTTGAAGCCCCATCTCCTGCTGAGGTAAATGCTTTTAAGGAAAAACTTGGTTCTGCAACAGTAAGCGTTCTAGCAGTTCGCTTTATCTTTGGATTCTTTGCCCCAGCTTCACCACAGGTGACGCTTAAGTCTGAAATGGCTGATTGGGCTAGAGCTAATGAGCGTGTTAACTTCAAGCAGGTATTTAATAACCTTATTACCCAGTACAACGGAAGCCTTGATAAGGCTATGGGTGAATGGCTACGTCTATACCCAGATGAGATGCCATACACAGTATCTGAATCAGATGATAACGTCGTTCCGGTGGTGCGTGCTGTAGCAGATACCACTAAATGGATTGATAAGAACGCTAGTCTGCTCAAGGCTTACCCACAGGCTGCTCCGTTCTTGATGCCAAAGGTAGGCGAGTTTGATTTTGAAGCATACCGCCTGCTCTTTAAGTCTGGAATTAAGTACAGCAAAACCATTGATAACTTCTTGCAAGATACACAGGCTGCTCGTGATATCCAGTTCTACTACGATCAAAAAGATTTATACGAAGAAGAACTTACCCAAACCTATAGCGATTCTCAAAAGACTCGATTGAAGGAACAATGGGATGTATGGGCAAGACAATTCAAGGGAGCACGTCCAGTGCTTCAGGATGAATTGGCAGAAGGTGGAGATCGTCAGCGAGCACGTCAACGTTCTTACGAAGACTTGCAGAATATGCTAAATGGCCCACAGGCTGCCGAAGCACGCAAAGCAGATCAGAAGGCATTTGATGCAATTAAGCAAATGTCAGACATCTTTAACAATTACGAATATAGCCGTGATCTTGTAGTGGGTTCTAGCGCTAATGCTTTGGCATATAAAGATCTATTAAAGCAGAACACAAAAACAGAACTTGAAAAGATAGCATCTACAAATCCGAACGCTGAAGATGCTTACTATGTTCTCTTCTCAAGACTAATTGGAGATTAAAATGGCAGAGAAACCAGCGTTTTACAACAACTGGAAAGGTGGCTCAGTCCCAACTGGGTCAACTATGTCTGGCGCAAGCCAGGATCCTTACGGTGGTTTTAAAGATCAACAGAGTAGCGGTGTTCAGGGAACTGTAGATCCTGCTGTAGAAGTCTATAATATGCCTGAAGCAGAGCGTAGAGAGTTGGCAAGACTCCTTAAGAACGCTGGTTTCAAAGTACCAACCACCGGAAAATACTCAGACTCTCTAGTCAATGCTTATGCAGAAGCACTGCAATCTGCTGTATTGCAATCAACAAGATTAAACAAAGACTTCTCACTTCGAGAGTATCTAACTCAAGAAGCACTTCCTTCTGAAGTAGGACCGCAACAACCTTCAATCCGTGAAGATATTACTATCTGGGACCCAACCAAGATTGCTGGAGTTGTCCAAGATCTATCTGTTAAATTGCTTGGACGCGAAGCTAACCCTGAAGAAGTTACCTATATCGCTGATAAGTTAACTAAGGCGCAGAAGAAGGCAGCCAAAAGAACCCAGTACGTTACCAAAAATGGCAAGTTGACAGCAACTGTTAGTGGTGGTCTTGACGAAGAACAGTTCCTTGTTGATCTAATTCAAAAAGACAAGAAGTTTGCTCCTGAGATTAAAGCACTTCAGGCTAGAAAAGCAACAGCAGAAGCAAGTGAGGCTGAAGGTACACGCCAAGAACTTATGAAGACAGCCCTTGCCAATGGAGTCAATTTAGATCCAGATTCTATTACAAGTTTTGAACAACGCTTAAAGGCTGGAGAAGATATAACTGCAATTAAAAACTCCATTCGTGAGATTGCATCCTTGGGTATGCCAGATAATGTAAAAAAGTTAATTGCAACAGGAGTGGATTTGTCTACAATTTACTCTCCTTACAAGCGTGCAATGGCATCAAGTTTAGATTTAGACCCAAACACAATTTCATTAGATGACCCAACACTTCGTATGGCTATTGGGCCTGATAAGGAAATGTCTTTGTACGATTACCGAAAGGCTATACGTCAAGACAACCGTTGGAAATACTCACAAGAAGCCAACGATGAGGTAGATGCAATGATTAATCAAGTTAAACGCGACTTTGGATTTATGGGGTAAATATGACAACAGCACCAGAAGACCGTATTCGTGAAATAGCTTCTCTGCCTAAAAGAACAACTCAATCTGTAACCCAACAGTCAGTTAATCTTAACCCTAATATGGAAGCAACAGCAGAAGATCGTATTCGTGAGATAGCTGCTTTGCCTAAAAGAACCGTTCAATCTGACCCTAATCCTAATATGGCAGTACTGGGTGCAGAACAATACCCAATGGCTGAGATCACTACCAACACAGGTGAAAAAGTTATGGTTTACACCGGTGGTCCACTTGCTGGTCGAGATAAAGATGGTAACTTTCCTATCCAAGCCACAGCACCATTTACACCTAGCGGTGACGGTGGCGGCAGTGGTGCTGGTGTTGGTGCTGGTGTTGGTACTGGTGCTGGTATTAGTGGAGAAATGTCCGATGCCTATAAGCGTCTTTTTGATGAATTTAATGCTCTCGGACTAGGTGCCTTGGTAGAAGACTCTAAAGATCTTCTTATGAAGGCAACGTCTATATCGCAAATGCCAGATGCTTTGCGTAATACAAAAGCATATATGACTCGATTTTCTGCTAACGATGCTCGTATCAAAGCTGGCTTAACAGCCCTTAGCCCTGCATCTTATATTGCAATGGAAGATAAGTACCAAGAAGTAATGCGTCAATATGGACTGCCTGAAAGTTACTACGCTACTGGAACATATGGCAAACAAGAAGGTTTTGAAAAGTTAATAGCTAGTGATGTTAGCAATGTAGAATTACGTGATCGTTTATCGGAAGCACAGGATCGAGTGCTCAAGGCTAATCCAGAAGTTCTCAAGGCTCTCAAAGATTTTTATCCAGATATCAAAAACGGAGATATCTTGGCATACACACTTGATCCAAAGAACGCTATCAAAGATATCCAACGCAAAGTAACTGCCGCTGAAATTGGTGGAGCAGCCCTTCAACAACAGGGTCTAACAACCAGCCTTGCAAGAGCAGAAGAACTACAGAGATACGGCGTAGATAAAACAGCAGCTACTGAAGGTTATTCTATGATCGGTGGTGGGTTACAACGTGGATCAGAACTTGCTGCGATCTACGGAGAAGATCCATATACTCAAGCAACTGCTGAGTCAGACATATTTAATGTTTCTGGTGCTCAAGAAGCACGTAAGCAACGTAAAAAGATTACTGGACTTGAAAAGGCTACCTTCGGTGGTAAATCTGGATTAACCGGTGGAGCACTAGCACGAGACCGCGCAGGCGGAATATAACAGACCTGCCACTAGAACGACTGGCCTAGTGGAGCGACAACAACACCAGGAGTCAGAGCCATACCCAATCCCCATTGGAGTATGAGGCTGGCGAAATCAACTAACTGATAGGGA